GGTCAGGTACTTGATCTGCGCCACGGCGCGGCGGTACGACGCCTCGCTGAGACCACCGACCGAGCCCTCGCCGACGAAGCCGTCGAGACCCTCAGAACCGTTCGTCACGATCTGAGCGTACTCGTACACCGTCGAGCCCCACGACTTGCGCGGAAGCATCTTGAAGAGCTTCAGGTGCTTGTCGCTGTAGGTGATCGAGGTGAGGACGTTGTCGATCGACTGGGGAACCAGCGGAGCGAACTGGCCCTGCGGCAGGTCCTGCGAACCGAACGGAACGCCCTGCAGCGGGTAGTTCACGCCCTCAGCCTTCGAGAGGCTGACGCCGGCGCGCTGGAGGTCCGCGTTGAAGAGACCCGACTTCGCCATCGGCTCGAGGTTACCAACCTGAGCCTCGGTGAGGGCCTCCGCCATCTTAGCAATGAGTCCGCCGCCATTGAGGGCGTCGGCCTTGAGCGACTCGATATCGAACATGTGATGTCTCCTTACAGGCTGATGCCGACGCTCTTGGCGAAGGCGGCGGGGTCATTGGCATACGCAGCATTAGCAAGAGCGGTAGCAAGCTCAAGGCGGCGCTTCTCGTCGACGCCAGTGGAACGGAGCTCCGTGGTCAGCTTGCCGACGAGGCTCTTGCGGAGACGAACAACGTCGTCAGGCGAGGCGCCGGGGGCGAGCTGGTCATGGGGCGAAGGAGCACTGGTCACGGCGCCGATCACCGACTGGGGAGCGATGGCGGCCGGGCGGGCCGCAGGGCCACCAAGCGACTTGGCGATCTCAGCGTTGCGCTGGTCGAGGGAGGTCAGGTGAACCGACAGCTCCGAGACCATCTCGCCGATGTGAACGAGCGCCTTCGAAAGCTTCGTGGTCTCGGCCCGGACCTCGCTGATCGTGGCGTCGAGCAGACCCTTGAAGTCGGCAGGGGCCTCAACAGGCGCCGCAACCGTCTCGCCCTGCGACTTGCGAAGCTCCTCGAGGATGCCCTCGAGCTTCTTCACGTCGATGGTGGGGGACTCCTCGAGATCGTTCTCGACGTCGCCGCTCGAAATGGCGGACTTCACAAGATCCATAGCCTGGGCCTCGGGGACCTTCAGGTCCCGAAGCTTCGCGAGTCGCTCGCTTGCTTTCATGATAGCTCCTTAGGAAGGTTAAGCTGGTTCAGCCAGCCATGATAACATCTGCGAGCTTCTCAGCCTGCTTCCAATTCAGGTGTTGAAACTCTTTGACCAGTCGGTTGATGACTTGTTCCTTGTTCAGAAGTGTAGAATTTGCGTCCACTGTCGCAATGGCCTTAGCCATGTCACCAGCGGCATAACCACGATTGAACATCGAGGCTGCAATATCCATCCACGTATCTGGATTTTTCGGAACAGGACTAATAGCGATAGAAAGAACCTGCGCCTTTGTAACGCGCTTGCCCTTACGACCACCAGGCATGACACGACCCTCGATAGAAAATCCGAGAGTGCGACTGCCACCAGCCTCCGCCATGGCCTTCTGCGTATCGTACACCAACTTGCCGAACGGCCGGTTGAGGTACAGCTGCCCGCTAACCCGAGTGGCGAGAGCCCCGTTGCTCAGGCGAACCTGCTCAACTTTCTCGGGGTAGCCGGCGAGGCGCGCGATGTCGACCGGGTGCTCGTAGGTAAAAATGCCCTTCTTCAGGCAGAAATTCCAATCGAGGCCAGCCTGGTCAATCTCGTCTTCGTCCGCATCAGCGGTTTCGCTCGAGGCGATTCCGCTAATAGGGGCGAGCAGACGAGGCTCACCAGACTCACCCGACTTGGTAATTGGCTCCGAAACCGTAATATCGGCCGGGAGCCAAGCCAAAAAATCACCTGAAGAATGGAGTGCTACGTACGAAGACATGCTTGAACTCTAAGAACCTCGCAGAATCCGTAGCCATAAAATGCGTTCACGCGGGCTTTGTCAACGGTGGAAGTCTACGACCGTCAACAAAAGCACCAACCGTGTCGATGTCGAATTGCGGGGGCGCAACGTCGTTCTCGAGCATCTTCTGCGCGGCCTGCGAGAAGAACGCGTTCAGGGGCAGGTCTGCAATTGGCGTGGCGAGTGGCTCGAGCCCGCGCTCGGCGCGAAGTTCGTTCGGCGAGCGGTAGGTCGTGACGGCAGCCATGTCCATGTCGTGCTTTTCGCGCTCGTTGCTCGCATCGAAGCCAGCGAACTCGAATTTCAGCTGCGGCCACGTCGGTTTGATGACGTAGTAGTCGATCCACGACTGAACGGCTCGCAGAAGTGGTCGGAGGCCGCGCTCCTTGGACTGAAGAATTCGATCCATCGGAGAGGAGTTGATGAAGTTGGACTTTGCACCCTCAGCCCCGAACACATAGCCCATCTCAGAGGGGTCAATGGCGTAGAGCGAGCAGGAGACTTTCAGAAGCCAGTTGATCCACTCGGCGAACTCCATTTCGGCGTTTGATTTTCCGAGGGCGATGGCCTGAAGCTCTTCCTGAAGCTGATTCGAGAGCTGAATAATCGGGATGCGCTTGAAATTCCGTCCGCCCGCCATGGACGTCTGAATTTCTCGCTTGAACTCGTTGAAGCGGGTCTGGTCCCAAGCAGACTTCAGAACGAGAGCCGTGTGGGCGTGGATGCCGGTCGTGAAATTGACCTGATTAAAGGTCTGAGCGTTCACGAGGCCGGTGATGATCGACGCCAGCTGCTCGAGCTCAGGGTGCCCGTATCCGGAGAACTTGATGTTCGAGCGGGGGCGGCGAATACCCCAAGCCATGGTCCCAGGCTCGTAGTAATTCACGATCTCGCCCGAGGTCATGACCTGAACAAAGCCCTCGCTAAAATCCCAGCGGCCGTACCGAGGGGCAGGCTCCCCACCATAAATCTCCTGCGTCGGGATGGCGCGCCGAATCGTTTTCGGGTCAACCGGAATGAAGGCGTACGGGGTCCCGTCGCGCTCTTTCAGGATCTCGAAGTTAGCCTGATCGTAGGTCAGCGTATCCGGAATGATGACGCGCAGGAACTGCTCGAAGCCGCCGGGCAGCCACTCGCCGCCTGCGCGTGCGATGACCTCGGACGCCTTTTCAATGGCGATGCGATCTTTACGGAGCGGCAGTGCCTGCCGCTTCTCCATGCGGAGGCGCCAGCCGATATCGACGGGATTTTCCTGCGGGCGCGCCCAGTCAGTAGCCTGATTGGTGCGTGTCTGCAGGATGCCAGCGATCTGCGGAACGTTTCCCATCTGCTCGAGCATGTCGTACGTGATGCTGAGCGTTCCGTAATGGTAGTCGCCCGTCGACCCGGTGCGGGCCATGAGGTGGGCGTCGTTGATGAAGTCTGCGTTAGCAGATCGCGGGGGCGTGACCGCAACCCACCGACGTCCGACCTTCTTCACCTCGGTAGAGGTGGACTTGGTGGGTTGCTCCTTCACTTTGCGAGCTCCTTCTCGAGCACGAGGCCGAACTTCTCGCCGAGGTACTTGGTGGCGGCCTTGACAGCCACGGTGACGTCAGCTGGGGTGTCACCCGCAGCGACGGCGTACAGAAGCTGGCCCGGATTATTGTAGCCGAGGTACTTGCAGTAGGTGGCCGACTTGCGAACGCACTCGCGGACGCGATCCTTCTCCCAAGCAGCGAACGGGTCAGCAGCCTTGGCCATCCCCCGAATCTTCTGCTTCAGGACGCTGATCTTGGTCTTGATCTTCGCCATCTCCTCTCGGGAGCCGCCCCGGCGGCTGAGGGAGTCGAGCTTCTCGCGGTAGGCCGTCAGGAGCTTCTTCGCAGCCTTGCGCTTTGCCTTCGGGTCACTGCTGACCTTGGCGCTGGCCCCCGGCCGATTCTCGTCCGGCTTGCCCTTATCGTCCTTCACCTCGTGCCACTTTCCGCTACGCTTCTCGACGACCGTACCGTCCGCGTAGCGAGAAACAGCCCCCTCAGGTGCAGGCGGAGGGCCTGGGATAGGACCGGCCTTGGAAAGGGCCGTGACCATCCCATCAAAGTCATCGAGCAGGGCGCACCGCAGTGCGCCTACCACCGCGTTATCAGACAACGCCCCTCGGAGGGCTGCCAGGACGCCCGCGGCGAGGACCTGCTGCACCTTGAGATCGGCC